CCCGCCACGTCCTGCACGACGCCCAGCTGGTCGAGGGCCGCGTTGGCGTAGCGGTTGGCGTGGTCGGCGCTCGCCTGGGCGCTCGACGCCGCCTGCCCCGCCGCGACGGCCTTCCCGTCCGCGACACTGGCCGCAGCCGCCGCAGCGTCGGCGCTCCCCTGGGCGGCCGTCGCCGCTCCTTGGGCCGTGGCCGCGTCGGCGATGGCCTGGGCCGCCTTCTCGTTGGCGGTTGCCGCCGCCGTGGCCGCCGCGTCCGCGCTGCCCTGCGCGGCTCCCGCAGCCGTGGCCGCGCTGTCCGCGCTCTGCTGCGCGGCGTCCGCCGCCTCGTAGGCCCTCTGCGCGTCGGTGACGGCCGACTCCGCAGCCGCCCTCGCGACGGCCGCGCTCGCCTGGGCCGCGTCGGCCTTGCGCTCGGTCGTGTCCACGCGGCTCGTTGAGGCAGCTGGGTCGGTAACGTTGCCCATGCCGACCGCCTGGCCGTCCCTGACCGCGACTTCGATCCAGTCGCCCTCGGCCGCGCTGGCAAGCATCCGCGTGACGGGGAACTCCCCGGCGCCTCCTGCTATCTCGGCCCACGTCGTGCCGTCCGCGTCGATGCGCGTGACGACGGCCCTCGCCCGGCCCTCGCGATGCTGCGCGCCCTTGCCGAGCATGCGCGCCAGCTCGGTTACGCCGTCCACGTGGCCACCTCCTTGCATGCTTCCTCGGTCACGGTTATGCCGCGCCCGATGCGAAGCGATTGCCTAGTTATCCTCATGTCGCCCGACAGGCCCTGCGACGGCAGCGAGAAGCGCACGACGTCGTACGGCCTCAATTCGGGCTCGTAGGCCCTCGTGTAGCCGCGCACGTCCTCGACTGTGGACATCTCGCGCAGCTTGCGCCTCGCGTACGCCGCGAGCGTCTCGCCGTCGACGGGCTTCGGGGCCGTGTCCACCACGTCGTGCACGTAGCCGCGGGAAGCGGTGGACGTGGGGCTCTCGGGGTCGTCGTTCACCACGCGCACAGACTGCCTGCCATCGTCGGCGAGGTAGGCGTTCGGCACGCCCGAGTAGTCGAGCGAGCTCGTCACGCCCGGCGCGAGGGCGCGCGCCGCCGACGCGTCGAGCAGCGACGATGGCGCGGTAGGCTTCGGCTTCACCGACACCGCCCCGCGCCCCGACACCTGCATGCACCAGCCGCCAGCGTCGAGCAGCATCCAGACGGCGTCGAGGTAGCTACAGCCGAGGTCGAAGATTACCGGGACGTTCAGCGTGAAGGCCCCCTCGACCTCGACGGGGCACGCCACGCACTCGCGCAGCAGCCGCGTCGCGGCCGCCGCCCCGTTCGTCCCCTCGGGGGCGTAGGAGCCCGCGAGCATGCGGCGCACGCTCGCCGGGTAGAGCACGCTGCGGCCCTCTATGCCGATCGTCTCCGAGCCCCTGGCCACGCTCGAGCTGCCGCCCGCGAAGTAGAGCGTCGCGACGTCGGAGCGTGCCAGGCCGCGGCCCTCGGCAACCGCCGATAGCCTGTAGTAGCCGGGCTCGAAGCCCTCGCCCACGGCGCGCGCGACCTCCGCGGAGCCGCTCTCGAGCAGCCCGCCGCGCACGCGCTCGACGCTCGCCGACAGCAGCGGGCCAGCGTCGGAGGCGTCGGCCCAAGTCGACGTGTCCACGCGCCTGAACCTGAACGCCACCTTCCCGCCTGCCGACCAGTCGTGCATGCTAATCGCCTTCCTCAAGCCTCGCGCCGTACGAGCCCGTGGCGCTCACGCGCTGGACGGCGAACGCCGCGGCTATCGCGCCGCGCCCGACCTCCATCGAGCGCACCTGCACGTCGGCCTCGTAGGCGCTGCCGTCGGGCGTGCGCACCCACGCCGTGCCCGCGTGCTGCGCGAGCGAGCGCACGAGCGCGGCCGCGTCGGCGTCCTCTATCCTGATTATGTCGTTGGTGAGCGACGCGGTCCTCGCCACGCCCGCGTTGTACAGGGCCACGTCGGAGCCGTCCATGCGGCGCTGCACCTCGACGTCGTTTGCGTAGCCGTCGGTGATCGCGATGCCGTGCGGCAGCTCGACCGAGTCGCCGTCCCAGTCGAAGCGCGTGCAGCGGCCCTCCGCGTAGTAGCCGAAGTCGCCCCACGCCACGTCGCCGTCTGGCGTGCGGCAGGCCACGCGGTAGCCGTAGTCGCCCGAGTCGCCGAACGCGGCGAACTCGTCGACGACGGTGGAACCGGGCGCGACGTCGCCGACGGCCAGCTCGGCCCCGTCGTGCGTGAGCCTGTAGACGTCGTACACGTCGCCAGCCTGCGCGCCGTCGGGTGCGTTGAGGAACAGCCTGCACCCCCTCACGCCGTCCGCCTCGTACGGCTCGGCCACGATGCCCACGTCCTCGAAGTACGAAGCCATGCTCGACGGGTCGACCTCGTCGACCTCCTCGTACGCCTCCTCATCGGCGTTCCACTCGTAGTAACGCTTGCCCTCGACGGGGGCCGCGTCCGACGTCCTCTCGTACACGTCGCTCGGCGGCTCGGGCGCCTGGCGCGCCCACTCGACCGAGAACGTCGCCTCGGCCTCTTCCGAGACCAGGCCGCTCGCGGTGTCGGTCGCCGTCGCCCTCACCACGTACTCGCAGCCGTCGCGGAAGTCGAGCCCCTCCTGCAGGACGATGGTCGCGGCGTACGAGCCGCCCGACGCGGAGAACGCGGGCCGCGCCGTCCCCGACGCCACCACGTCGCCTGCGGGCTGCGACGCCACGCCCAGCTCCGGCACGCCCGTCGAGCCGCTGCCGTACGCCTCGACCGTGTAGGCGACCTCCAGGCCCGCCTCGTTGCACGTCACGGCGAACGACGCTGGCTGGGCCGTCACGTCGGCGGCCGCCACCTCGCACGTCGGCATCGGCGATATGCGCACGAGCACGGGGAGGCTGTCCACGTACTCGGAGCCGGTCGTGCAGCGGACGCGGCACGACAGCAGCCCGTCTTCGGCGAACGTGGACACGCGATCGGGGCCGACGACCGTCGAGGACGCGCCGCCCTCGCCCGAAGCGATGACCCTGTCGCCCGACGAGCCTTCCTGGTAGATCATCCACGCCGTCTGCGGGACCGCGCTCGAGAGCGTCCACTCGAAGGGCGCGCCCGAGCCCTCGGGCACCGCCATCGGGGCCGACAGCACCGCGCTCGGCGGCGTGGACCACGTCTGGCGCACGACCGCGTCGCAGTACGGGCCGTACGTCCTCGCGTCCTCGGTCACCGTGTAGCACCTTGCCCGCACGTGGTACGCGACGCCCTCGGTGAGCCCGCGTATGGCGATGGACGCGGACTTGTTCCAGTCGGCGCTGGCCGACGGGTCCACCTCGTCGTCGTGCCATTCGAAGTCGTACGATTGCGGGGCCTGCGTGGACTTCCAGGCTCCCGCGTACTCGGACCATGAGAGCTCGATGCCCGTCGTGTCCTCGTCGCCGCTAGCCGACTTCGAGTCCCACGCCACGACGCAGTCGAGCGTGCTGCCGTCGTCGCCCGCCGACAGCGACGTTATCGAGCATTGGTTGTCGTGGGCGCTCGGCGGCTCGACGTAGAGCGGCACCTCGACTATGTTGCTGTAGCTGTACAGCGCGGCCTCGTTGGCGTGCCACGCCTTGACGCGCACCCAGCTGTGCCTGCCGACCGACGGCATCACGTCGCCGACCGGCACCACGAGCGCGGTGCACTCCATGTCGTCGACAGCTCCCGGCTCGCGCCAGTCAGCCTCGCCGGGTATGTCGGACGGCGTCGGGTACGCGACGTTGACGAGCGTCTGGAGCTTGACCACGTCGACGGGGAAGCCGTTCTTGTAGTTGACTATGACCGGCACGATGCACTTGCCGCTCGAGTCGCGGCTCGTCACCCTCACGTGCCTGTCTGCCGACGTGGGGATGGTGACGGGCTTCGGGAACGATATGGTGTAGTCGGTCTTCACGTGCTTCGAGTCGCCCGCGTAGCCCTGCGACCACGCCTCGAACTCGACGTATATGTACTGGTCGCTGTCGAGCTCCTGGTACGACGCGGCGTCGTAGCTCAGCGTTATCGAGTCCGAGGTCGTGTAGTGGTCTTGCACGACTCTCTTGCGCGTGGCGAACGGCTTGCTCGAGTCCCACGTGGTGACGGTGTAGCGCGTCCAGAGCCGTTCCTTCTCCTCCGTGCTCTTGGCCGCCGTGAGCGCGACCGAGACCGTGCCGGTCGAGGTGTTGAACGACGGCTTGCCGAACTTCGGGGCGTCGGGGCTGCTGAAGTAGAACTTCTTCTCGGCCCCCCATCCGCCCTTCGCGTTCTTCGGGATCACGACGATGCCCGTGCTGACGAGGTAGGGCTTGCCGCTGTAGGGGTAGTAGTCCGTGCGGTGCCATCCCCTGAAGTTCGACAGGTCCCATGTGTAGGACGTGTGGTCGGGGCTGCTGTAGATGACCTCGGTGCTCCATCTCGTGTTGCTGTTCGGGTTTCCCGGCGTCTGCTTCGTGACGAACGGGCTGAGGTTCATCCCCGTCGCCCTGTGGCTGTTCGTGGGCGCCGTCATGTTCTTCGGGTTGGTCCACGTCGCCGTGCACGCGCTGCCGCTGCGCGTTATCTTGATGCCGCTCACACCGTTCGGCGTGCCGGTTATCTCGGTGTACTGGTACTTCCACTTCGCCTTGTTTGGCTTGCCGCGCTTGACGCACTTGTAGTGGTGGCCGTTGGTGTTGATGTACTCGTCCCCGTACACGGCGAGCGCGATTCCGCTCTTCTTGAAGACCTTCGCTGAGGTGGACGTGCCGTATATGGTTTTGCCCCTGTACGTTGTCATGTTGCTCCCTTAGAACGCTCCGGCCATCTCCAGCAGGCGCACCTCGCGCGCCACGTCCCACGCCATCTGCTTCGCGTCAGCCCCCGCCGCGTACGACAGGTTCACGGTCAGGCCGCCTCTGCCCTGGTCGGTGCCGAGCAGCCTCGGCAGCTCCTCGAGCGGGGCCACGACCTCGTCGCGCCTCTCGGCGACGCCGATTATCTGCGGCACGCCGCCCTTGAAGATGCCGCCCGAGTCGTACCAGCTCACAGAGATGGTGGGTACGCTGAAGTTGAACGGGTCGAGGTTGAACTCGCCCGAGACGTTGAAGTGGGGGAGGTCGATGTGCGGCAGCTGGATGTTCATGCCGTTGAAGAAGCCCTCGATGTCGCTCACGGCGCGGTCGATGAAGTCCTTCGCCGTGCCTATCGGGTCCTGTATGAGACCCTTGATGCCCTCGAAGACGCCGTCAACGGTCTCGGACAGGCCGTCGAAGCCCAGCGCCTTCTCTATGTCCTCGGCTACGCCCACCGCGAATCCCTGCGCCGCGTCGAGCTTGCCCGTGATGTTGTCCTTGACCGTCTCGAACGCCTCGGCGGCGTCCTTCGCGGCGCCGTCGAAGTCTCCCGCGAGCAGCTTGCCGAACGCGTCGGAGGCCTTGCCCGCGACCTCGAACGCGTCGCCCAGCTCGTCCTGGACGGCCTCGCACACGCCGTCGATCGCGGCTCCCGCGGCCTCGCCGAACTTGCCGAACGACTCCCCTGCGCCGTCCGTGAACGACGAGATGCCCTTGGCCGCGCCGTCGAACGTGTTCACGATGCCGTCCACGGCCCCGAGGAGGTCCTGGACGATGCCGAACGCGGTCTCCATGACCTCGGAGAGCGCGGGGAACACGACGGTTGCCGCGACGTCGTAGAGGAAGTCGAACACGGGCTCGATGACCTCCCAGACGCTCTCGACGAGCGTCACCGCGTCGGACAGCAGCCCGCCGACCGTCTCCATCACGTCGGCCAGCAGCGGCCCGTTGCCCTCGACGAACTCGCCGATGAGCCCGAGGAACTCGCCGACAACGGGGAAGACCTCGTCTACGAGGAAACCCGCTATCTGCCCGAGCACGCCCGCCAGCTCGGCGACGAACGGGACCACGTTCTCCACGATGACGTTGCCCACGTTGCCGACCAGCTCGCCGAAGGCCTGGACGTTGAGCTGCGGTGCCTCGCCGAACGCGTCGGTGAACGCCTGGCCTATGGTAGCCAGGCCGTCCGTGAGCGCCGTCTGGTCGAACGTGGCGGCTATGCCCCCAGTGAAGTCCTCGACCGCCTGCGAGGCCGCCTGGGCGGCTGGCACGACGACGTTGGTGAGGACGGCCGAGACGGCCTCCATCGGCCCCGAGAACAGTTCGGCCCCCGCCAGCGTCATGTTCTGCATGGCGAGGTCCATCTTCTCCGACGCGGTGAGCGTGTCGTTGTAGACCTGGTCGAGCGCCCCGCTGCTGCCCTCGGTTATCGCTTTGTACATGTCGGAGAAGTCGAGCTGGCCCTTCTGCGCGGCGTCGTACATCGTGATGCCGGCCCTCGAGCCGAACAGCTCGATGGCGTCCGCGCTCGTCACGGTGCCGTCCTCGACGCCCTTGACGAACTGCTCGAAGCCCTCCTTGGCGCTCACGCCCTCCTTCGCCCAGTTCGCGACGCCCTTCTTCATGCCCGAGAGCACCGCCGACGTGTTGGCGCCCGACTTCTCGAAGCTGGCAAGCATGGATATGGCGTCGTCGGTCGAGAAGCCCATCTCCTTGAACGACGAGGCGTTGTCGTTGACGGTCGTGGCGAGCTTGCCCACGTCGATGCCGGCCTGCTGGCCCGCGACCGTGAGCTTGTCGAGCGTCTCTGCGTAGTCGTCCGCGGGGATGCCCGCGTTGTTCATCATGCGGGACACGTCCTGGATGGCCTTGGTGGCGTCCTGGCCCGTGACCTTCGCGTACTTCATGGCCGTCTCGGACGCCTGCTCGAGCGCCTCGTCCTGCAGCCCGAAGCGCGTGTTCAGCTCGCCGACCGCGCTGCCTATGTCGCCGAAGTCGCCGACGACGTTGCGCGCCACGTCCTTGTAGACGTCGGTGAGCTGCTTGGCCGCGTCGCCCGTCGCGCCCGTGGCGATGATTACGTTGTTCGCGCCCTCCTCGACCTTCTCGTACGCGTCGAAGCCAGCCTTGCCGATGCCAGCGAGGGTGCCCAGTATCGCGGCTGGGACGACGAACTTCGAGAGCGTCCCGCCCAGCTTGTCGTTGAACGTCGCGCCCGCGTCGGAGCCAGCTTTGTCAACGCCTTTCTCGACGGGGTCGACCACCTTGCGCACGACGTCGTCCGACGTGCCGTCGCTCTTCGGGACGATGGTGACGTACGCCCTCGCGACCTCGATGCCGTCGCCTGCCATGCTCGCTCCTTCCGCCGTTTCATGATAAGATGCTCTGGTCAGCTTTTCCAAAGTCCTGACACGGGCGCTCCCGAGGGGGCGCCCCCTTTTTTCCTACCTTGAGTTCCACCACGCCATGAAGTCGCGCACGGGGATGGCCCCCTTGCCGAGCGTGCGGCCCCTGTCGGAGCCAGGTCTCGGGTACGGCCTCGGCCTGCGCCCCTTGCGGCTGTGCGCCGAGCAGTACGCGTCGAAGATGTCGGCGAGTATCGCGTTCGTCCTCGCGGTGGTTGACCAGGATGCGGCTATCGCCTCCCTCGGGTTCGCCTCGCGCCATGTCGCCGAGTCGGGCGGCAGGTTGCCCGCGAAGGCGACGAGCGCGTACATTCCGTCCGCGCCCATCGCCGCGTACTCCGCGAGCGTGCGCCCAGTGCGGGTCATGAGGTCGTACTCGAAGGCCCGCCCGTGCTCCTGGACGACCTGCGCGAGGCCCGTCATTCCCCCGCCGACGCGCCCGCCTTGGCGCTCTCCTCGTTCCATGCCGAGTAGATTTCGCCGACGGTTCCAGCCGAGAGCGTGCCTGCCACGTCGCCGATGTAGCGGCGCAGCAGCTCGACCTGGAAGCTCATGAGCTTCGAGCCGCCGTACTCGGCGGCCTCCTTGAGCTCTGCGAGCGTGGACAGCGGCAGGTGCGCCGCGAGCGGCAGCCTGTAGGTTTCGTCGGAGCCGACGAGACCGAACTCGAAGAACACGGGGGAATCGGTGCCGAACTTGCGCATAGCGTCCTCCTTACGCGCTCACGACGCCGTCGTCGGTCATGATGTAGATGCACTCGCCGGACTCGTCGGGGTAGGTCGCGAGCGTGACCTGCCAGCCCACGGCCGCGTTTGCCGCGAACGTGACCTCGCCGATCTCGGTGACCTGGCCGTTCGGCACGAGCACGACGATGCGCGCGTTGCCGTCCTTCATGAGGAAGACCCACGACTGCGGGTCGGGCAGGTGCGGCCCCAGCTCGGTCATGGTCTGCTTGCCGTGCGTGGTGGTGGCGGCCTGCTCGGTCACGTGGTCGGTGCCGAAGGCGACGCCGAGCGCGCCCGCGTTGGTGGAGATCATCGTCCACGTGAGCGTACCGTCGAAGCTCTCGAGCACCTTGCGCACGGTGACCCCGCTCCAGTCCTTGATGTCGGTCGTGGACATCGACGGCGCGAGCGTGAGGCCGTCCTGGCTCACGTACTCGTCGCCGGTGAACGCCTGGTCGAGCGTGACGGCGGCCTTGGTGATGCTGGACAGGCTCGGCAGCGTCGTGCCGATGGGGGCGTGCTTGATCGCGCCCGTGGTGAGCTGGTCTGGTGCGCCCACGCGCACGTCGGAAGTGTTAGGCATGGTTGCCCTCCTTTTCGTCAGTCCGCGACGCGCACGCGCAGCACGGCGCTCACGGTCGCGATGATTACGTTTTGATTCGATTGGTCGGGCTGCGCCCGCTGCAGCCGCAGGCTGTCGAGCGCGTAGACGGGCTTGCCGCCCAGCGACGAGCCGACCAGGCCGCGCGCGAAGTCGGACACGCCGAGCTGCAGCTCGGCGGCCTGCGCGTAGGTCTCGGCGCGGCAGTCGAAGTCCACCGCGTAGAGGGCCTGCGCCTCGTTGACGTCGGATGCGTTGAGCATGTCCACGCACACGTGCGGGCAGGCGAAACGCTGCGGGAGCGGCTTCGCGCAGGCGTCGAAGCCCGACGCGTTGAGCGCCGACTGCAGCGCGTCCTCGATGTCGATGTAGCCCATCACCTATGCACCGCCTTCGACAGCGCCTTGTCGCGCTGCTGGTAGATGGCACCGGTCGGCCCCGTGGACGAGACGAAGCCCATGGCCGTGTAGGTGCCAGGCTTCGGGTAGTACCTGTACCACTCGCCGCCGTAGCCGCCGTTGGCCTCGGACGCGATGCGCTGCCCCGCCTGGTCGACCGCGGCCTGCATGCTGTCGGACTTCCAGATGTCGAGGTAGCCCTTGGGTATGTGCTCTATCCTGACTTTCGCCGGCATTGCTCAGCCCTCCCATCTGCGCAGGGCGCAGCGCGTGGACGAGACGCGCCCCGTGGGCGACTTGCTGTGGAAAACGTCGCCGTCCACCTCGTAGGTGACGCCCTCGTAGACCACGCGGTCGCCAGGGCGCACGTCCGCGCCGTAGCCCGCGCGCAGCGTCATCGAGTCGGACACGTTCACCACGCGCCCGTCCCTGTCCTGCTGGGTCGCCGCCGCCGTGACCTGGCAGCGCGGCACCTGGTGCTCCGTCGCGTTGTCCCAGTCGGGGACGGTCGAGCCGCGCACCGTCTTCGACGCGGGCCTGACCACGGTCACCGTGTCCCTCATGAAGCTAAGCGGCATAGGCCCTCACCAGCCTGTAGGGCGAGAGTGCCGCGCGCTGCCGCTCCGTGAGAGCCGCCGCGACGCTCGACGCGTCCACGTCGTAGGCGATGGTCACGCCGTCCGCCGACTCGCTGCGCACGCCCGCCGTGCCGCCGATGGCGATGACGCCCTCGGCGATGGCGCGCACGGCCTCCGCGAGGTCGGGCACGGCCCCCGCGTCGAAGCCCGCCGAGTACTCGACCGTCACCGCGTTCCACGCGGTCGGCCAGCACTTCCAGCAGCAGCGGCGCACCAGGCCGTCGCGGGCCCACTCGTACTCGCCATCGGCGAGCTCGACGCCCGACTCGGTCAAGCCGTCCACTCCCGTGACGAGCAGCGCGGGCAGCGCGAACATGCGGGCGGGCCTGCCGTCCGCGTCGCCGATGCGCTGGGCCGTGTAGCTGCACTGCAGGTTCGGGGCGACGTGCCAGCCGCACGCGTTGCGCACGGCCTGCGACGCCGCCGAGAGCGCAGACGCGGCCCGAAGGTCGCCTGCGTACCTGCCGCCCGTCAGTTGGTCGAAGGCCTCGACGGTCAGCAGGGGCGGCAGCTGCGTCCCGTCGATTTCGTAGCCCCATGCCGTGAACACGGCTAGGCTTCCTTCTTCGTGCGCGACGTGCGCGCCTTGTTCGCGGCGGGTTTCGCCGCCTTGTCGGCCGCGGGCTTCGCGGCCTTCTCTACCGGCACGGCGTCTTCGGGCTGCTCGCCCTCTGCGAACTGCCACGTGAACCCGCGCCAGCGGTACTCCTTGAGCGCCATGTGCGCCTCCTATCGGTCATGCGGGCGGGCGCATGCCTGCCACCCGCCCGCTCGCCTGCGTTGACTAGCTCGTGGCGATGGTGATGTTGCAGAAGCAGGTCGGGCGCTTGACCGCGAGGATCTCGCGGGCCTCGGCGCGGACGCTGACGAGGTTCTTCTCGAAGTCCACGTCGTTGGAGTTCGTGGAGTCCACGCGCACGCCGTCGGCCTTGGACACGAGGTCAGCGCCACGGTTGAACGCGCCGACGATGACGTGGTTGGCGGCCACGTCGGCGGACTTGACGAACGTCATCTCGAACAGCTTGCTGTACTCGGAGTCGCCGAACGGCTCGCCTGCATAGAAGCGGTTCTCGGCGTCAAGCGCGGAGCGCAGGCGCAGCCAGATGGCAGGAGTCACGACAACGGCATCTGCGGGGATGTGCGTCGCGTCCTCGATGTCTGCCGCGGCCTTGAGGATGGCCTGGAAAAGGTCCACGTCGGTCGCGTTGGCGGCGACGGAGCCGGTGAGCAGGCCGCTCGTGGCGAGCAGGGTCGTGATGGCCTGCGCCTGGCGGTTGGCGTTGAGGTCGTCCACCAGGTCCTGGTTGATTGCGTCCACGATGTACGGCGCGTCCTGGAAGAGCTCCTCGGTGACCTTGATGAGGCCCGTGATCTTCTGCAGGGTCGCTGTCTTCGGCACGTACGTGTACGTGAGCTTGTTCTTGGTTGCGCCCTCGGCGGTGGTCCCGACGTTGCCCGTGGCGGAGCTGTAGACGTTCCACGAGTAAATCGGGTCGGAGATGGTCTTCTTCCCGAACAGGTCGAGGACGGTCAGCGGGGCGGCTACGCGGCGCACGGGCTCGCGGTCGAACTCGGTGGCCACCAGGCCCGTGGACAGCGTCGGGTCGCCAGCTGCCTTGAACGGGGTTGCGATGATGCGGTTGTCGGCGTTCTCGTGGCCCTTGCGGTACTCCACGAAGTGCTCGCCAAGCGATTTTGCCATGACGGCTCCCTTCTCTGCGGTGTCGGAGGCGTCGGTGTCCTCCACGGTGTCGTTCAGGCCCTTGAGCAGTTCCTGGGCCTCGTTGGCGGCGTCCACCTTGGCCTGCGCGGCCTTGACGCCCTCGATGGCGCTGGAAAGCTCCTCGGCGCCCTTCTCGCCGTTCTCCACGGCGGCCTTCACTTCGGCCAGTGCGGCCTTGGCCTCGTTGAGCTGGTCGATGAGAGTCATCGGTAGCTCCTTTCAGTCAGAAGTTCGGATGCTTGCCGCAAGAGCGCGTCCACGTCCGCCCCCTTGGCTTCGGGCTCCTCCGCGTTGGCCCCATTGGGCTCCTCCGCGTTGGCCTTGGCCTCGTCGGCTTCGGGTTCGGGCTCCTGCTCGTCGGGTTCCCGCACGTCGGCGAGCAGCCCGTTGACGATGGATTGGATGGAGCCGCACAGCTCCAGGATTCTGTTGAGGTCGTCGGCGTCCTTCGCGCTGTTGCGCCGTCCCGCCTTGATGCGCGCGAGCTCTTCGAGCGTGCCCACGCCCTTGACCTCCACGACCGACGTGTCGGGGTTAGATTCGATTTCCCCGCTCTTAACGTCGGTTACTTCCGCATGCCTGTTTGCAGGCAGTGGGACGATTGACACCTCGAACAAATCGAGCTTTCGGAGTTCGTTCGCCTCCGTGCCGTCTTCGAGTTCGACCGTCCCTTGGTCGAGTACGGCATACGCGAACGAGAACTGGTAGACGCGGCCTTGCTTCAGCAGCCTGCGCACGTACTGCGCTTTCTCGTTCTCAGAATCGAGTTCTGCGGTGATTAACAGCCCGTAATCGTCTTCCTCGGCGTTTATGACGCGCCCGATGTTCGATTTCGGGTTCTCGGTGTCATGCCCCCAGAGAAGCGGGATGTAGCGCCCTTGGGCGTTCTTCTCTTTCCACGCTGCGAGCGTGTCGAGGAAAGCGCCCTTCGCTACTACATCGCCGTATGAATCGCGTTCCCTCGAAAACGTGGAGGCGTATCCAGTGACGGTGCCGCCGTCCTCGCCCATGCTCTCGGCCTTGATGCCGAAAGACTTCGTAAGAGTTGCCATGGAGTCCTCCTTCATTCGGTTTTTGGCAACAAAAAAGCCGCCTCGTTCGAGACGGCTGGTTGATTAGGTTGTTCGGCCTCTTTATGAAGCCTTGCTCGTTCGCCTGTTGCTTGCCTGCACTTTCATGTCAACCCATCGGCAATTCGATGGTTCATAGTTCCCATTGTTGTCGATTCGGTCTAGCGTGCATTTTCCGTGCGGAGCGTTCGGGTCGTAACCCGTTGATTCCGCCCATTTCTGAAATGCTGCGAAGTCGTTGTTCCATTCGTCGCAGACCTTGATTCCACGTCCACCGTATGAATCGTAATGGTCGCAGTTCGGATTGTTACAACGTCTTTTCATGCTTTCCCAGACTCCGTAAAGCCTAAGATACGTGCCTCCATGAGCAATTCCTCCCCTTCGGCATCCGCATGAAGTGGTATTGCCGCTTCGCAGGTCGCCTACACGAACAACCACGGTATTGCCGCAATCGCATTTACAAAGCCAGAAATACTCGCCTTTCTTGTTCTTATGTTCTCGCTTGATGGCGATAAGATGCCCGAATCTCTGACCTGTTAAATCCAGGGGTTTGAAGCGGCCTTTCGTGCATTGACATGACACGGTTTTGCCAGACCTTAAATCTCCCGCCCTGATTGATTTCACGTTTCCACAATCACAGCGGCAAAACCAATAGGTTGCACCTTTTCTACTGGTGTCGCGTTCCACGACTGTGAGATGTCCGTACCGCTGACCCGTCAAATCCATGAACTTCGGCATCTGCTACCTGCCTAACTGAAACACCCCACGACGGCTGGTAGCAGCAACCGAAACGCGGGGTGCGTCGAATAGTGTATATTAACTTGTCTGCAGCTGCTACCTGCATATCAAATTATACCACTGACCAGGCGATTTGTCGCTAGTCCCTCACTTCGATCTCGAGCTGACACTGGCAGTTCGCGACCTCCTCGGGCGGCAGCGACCAGTCGCCGGGCCACTTGGCCCCGTTGCTGAACTCCTCGTCGTACTGCACGGTCTCCCCGTCCATCGCTGCATGGCTGCCGCGCGGGTTCGACGAGGTGACGACCCACGTCTTGTACACGTTCTCGCCGCGCCGGCGGTTCTGCCTGCCAGCCTCGAGGATGGACCACCCCACGACTGCCGTCGCGAACGCGGCCCCCGCGCTCGATGCGCGGTTCTCCTCGGCATGCTCGAACACGCCTGCTGGCGTCGCGGTCAGGTTGTCGGAATCCTCGTCGGCGTCAAGCGCCTCCTCCAGCTCGGCGAGCGTGGCCGCGTTGACCATCTCGGCGCGCCGCTCGCACATCTTGCGGATGTAGGCCTCGGTGCGCTTCGGGTCGTACTCGGCGTCGGCTCCCCACAGCTCGGCGGCGACCTGCCTGCCGCGCTCGTCGCTGATGCGCTTCACGACGGCCTCGAGGTCGTCTGCCAGCTCCTCGTCCCATCTCGCGGCGTCCCACCACGACGGCACGTCGGCCTTTCCCTTCGCGCCGATTTTCGGCAGCACGGCCTTCGCCTGCCGCCTGAAGAACCTGCGGTACACCGCCGTTACCTCGTCGGCTTCCTCGTCGGTCGGCTCGCCCCTGGCCTTGCGCAAGGCAGGCGCCGACTTGCGCCCGAGGATGCGGTCGGCCTCGTCCAGCATCGCGTCGAGCGAGTTGTACCGCTCCACGGTCGGGTCGGTGTCGTGGTTCGACGCGAGCCCGCCCTCGAGCACGTTGAGCGGCACGATGAGCTCGTTCGCCCCGATCGCGGGAAGGTTGAGCTTCGCGCGCGCCTCGTCGCGGGTGAGGAACGGCGCGCCGACGGCCGATTGCAGGGCGCTCACCTTCTCCTCGAAGCTGCCCTCGGTCTTGATGGTTATGTCGTAGTTCACGTAGTCCTCGGGGGGCTCGCCGACCATCTTGGCCAGCGTGTGGTTCATGCGGTCGGTCGCGAAGATGAGCGTGGGCGCGAGGCAGTCGTTGTAGAGTGCCCGCGCGTTGTCCTTGGCGCTCGCGTAGGTCTGCCCGCTGCCCGGCCAGAGCAGCGCGGGGTTGAAGTGGTACACGGACGCCACGTCCTCGCGCGCGAGCTTCACGCTCTCGTACCATTGCGCGTCGCGGGAGTTGAACTGCACGGTCCTAATCTCCATGCCGTCCTCGAGTATCGGCATGCCGCCGCCCTCGCCCGCGTCGCTTCCCGCCCAGGACGCCTTCCAGGTCTCCTTGAAGCGGTCGAACGCCGCGTCGCTCCACGGCTCGATGCTCGCGGGGCGCGTGAGGTAGGCGTTAAAGCGCCCGCCGCGCCGCCACATCTGCCGCCTGAATCGGTTCGATTCGACCTGCTCGTGCAGCGTCTCCTTGAGCGCCCCGATTCGGCTGCACTGCCGCATCGGGTCGTTGGGGTCGTAGCCGTGCCAGAGCACGAACTTGCCCGCAGGTATCTCCACCGCCGTGGACCTGCCTGTGCTCACCACGATGGACTCGGGTGCAAAGGGCGAGCTACCCTTGTACTGCTGAATCCAGGAGTTCGGCACAGGGCGGACTTCCCACCCGCTCGGCGTCTCGGCGCTCGGGATGACCAGCATCAGGAACCGCTCGTAGAGCAGCAGGTCGCTGTACATCCACCGCTTGAACTCGAACGGCGTCATGTCGGCGTTCGGGTACTCGAGCAGCAGCGCGAGCGGCGAGTCGAGCACGCGGGGCCTGTCGTCGTCGGCCGCGCGCGCGTGGACCTTGAGCGGCACCTGCGCCGCGTTGTCGGCCAGGAACGTGACCGCCGCGCGCAGGTTCGGCTGCGTTCGGTAGAGCTGCGCCGCGTCCATGTCGGCGACGCGCACGCCCATGTCCATCCCGCCGCCGTAGACGTAGGCCACGTTCGGCGAGAACAGGCTGCGCAGGTTCTCGAAAAGCGCCATCGGCGCTCGCCCCCTTCCGTTTTCGGGCATGAAAAAAGCCGCCCATGGGGACGGCTCGGTAAGTAAGTTGTCTTACTGACTGTCAATCTAGGTCTAGACCTAACCCAGCATCGCCACGGTTTTCAACTCGCGTTCGCTAAGCTGCCACTTGCGGGCGGCTGCTCTCTCGGCGGCTGCTCTCTCGGCGGCTGCTCTCTCTGATAGGAGCAACCCGCCCCCGAAGATTCCCTTGCCGCCCATCGCGTCGAGCTTGCTGATGGGGCAGCAGTCGCGGCGGTTTAGCTTGTACGGCGTGTGGTGAGCCGCGAACCATTGCGCCTTCGCCGCCGTCATCACGTGGTCTGGGTAGACGTACTTGGGCAGGCTCTTCGTGGTCGCGGCCCTCAGCTCCGCGTCCTTCGCGTTTATCGCGTCACCGAGGTCGGGCGCGGCTTCCAGCACCGTGCCGTCCGTTTCCAGGTTCGTCACGAACCCCGTCCGCACGACCGCTCCGTTCTCGTAGGTAATGTTGCTGTCGCACACGATGTGGTTCAGCTCCATCAGGTGCTTTCGCCCGCTCAGGCACGTAATCGACGGCGCGAACAGGAAGAACGGCACCTCGTTCACCTGGTAGAAGTGGATAATCTTCGAGAGCATGCTGAACGGCGGGTTATCCACCACTGTCAGGCCGTCGTAATCCTCTGACTCGTAGTCGCCGCCAGGGTAGAACGGTCGCGAAACCTTGTCGCGGTCGATGCCGTAGCGGTCCACCACGTAATCGAGAATCACGTCGTAGATGGGCTGCGGCGTGTAACAGTCATCCGTAGTCTTCTTCGGCTTGAACTTCTCCACGAAGCCCTCGTAGTCGTTGAACAGCTCGGGCTGCTGGCTTGTCGCTCCCATGTTCCTCCTAGCTGCACACGTTCGCCCAGATGCCCAGCAGCAGGCAGAAGCACGCCATCCCCACGAGGTATCCCGCGAGGTCGGCTGCACCTGATGTTACGCACACGAGCGAAACTATGACTAGAACGCACGCCACGGCGGCGAGCGCGTAGGTGATTACGATTGCGGCCTTGCTAGGCATCTTCGCCGCCTTCCATCAGGGCCTCGAAGAACGTCTGGCCGATTTCCTCGCCCTGCTCGCGCAGCTTGACGGCGAAGTAGCCCAGCGCGAGCGTCGGCGCTTTCGCCTGCTCGTACATGTCGGCCTCCATCATCGCGTCAATGGCCTCCTCTAACGCCCCGTAAAGGCCCATCGCTATGTCTCGGTAGCTCATACGACCAGCACGCCCCTCTCCTCGTAGGCGCTCGGGATGAGCGCGGGTTGTTCAACCTCAGTCATCGTCGCGGCCCCGTGCGCCATGCACACGGCCACGAGCGGGCTTATGTCCTCCATACTCTTGGCGCGGTCGAACGCCCAGGCTCCGTCGCCCATGGGGCGGGTGGCCGCGATGTTCGCCGCGAGGTCGAGCGCGGGCTGCGTGCGGTGGCGCAGCGGCACGGCGTCGCTCTCGGACTCCTCGTCGCATGCCGCGACGGCGTCCCAGAGACGGCCCGACCATCCCGCCACGTCCTTGCCGCAGCACTCGACGATGCTCACGCCCTCGACGGCCGCGATGACGTCCATCAGGCTCGACACGGGCGCGCCGCGCGATTGCAGCGCCACCTTCATCCCCTCGGGGTAGTTCGGCGCGGCGTCCGCGAACCAGCCCTGCAGCCAGTGCGTGCCGCCTCGGTATGCGGCGAGCTCGGCGTGCCATTGGCCGTCTTCGCGCTGCCCCACGATCGCGATGCTCGCGTGCGTGCGGTCGGCGCTCACATCCACGCCCCACCAGAGCGCGGCGTCGGGCGCGACGTCGGATTTCTCGTCCTTGCCCGCATCCCACGCGCCGATCGGGAAGGGCGGGTCGACCGTGCTCGTGACCCACTGGCACAGGCACTCGGTCTTGAACACGTCGGCGGGGTCGTCGGCGCACGCGGCCCTCATGGTCGCGAAATCGATCGTGTAGCCCAGCGACGGCGAGCCCTGCGCCCACGCGCGCGGGTCGGTTATCTTCATGTCGGGCGCGGCGCTCCACTCGAACAGGCCCAGCGCCGTGTCTTCCAGCGCGGCCTCCGAATCGGTTAGTAGCTCGGTGTCTCCGAGTGCCGCCACGATGCCGTCCGGGTCGCCGAGCATGCGGTGAGCGCGGATGCGGAAGTGCCGCAGCACCACGCTCGTGCCGTCCCCCGCGTTGCTCATGCACAGCAAAAGCGCGTTCTTTCGCGCCATGCCCGTCTTGCTGAGAGCCGCGTAAGCGTCCCAAGTCTGGTGTTCGCGAAGTTCGTCGAGCAGCACGAGGTCGGCGCTCTTGCCGCGTCCCGCCTTGCGGTTGGCGGCCTTCACGCGGTAGTCCCTGCCGCCCGTGAGCTGCAGGCGCTTCGCACCGTTGGTGAACCAGACGTGCTTGATCTGCTCGGCCAGCTCCTCGTTGGCCTGCGCCATCTCCACGCACAGCGCCCAGATGTCCTCGGCATTCGCCACGTCCTGGGCGGTGCCGAGGATGAGCGCGACGCCGAGCTGGTACAGGAAGTACAGCGCGATGATGGTGCCGAGCGTGGTGTTGTGCGTTGGCGTGTACTGCTTTCCAGCAAGGTAAAGGTGCGACGGGTTGTCCACCATGATGCATTTAGACGGGCAGTTCTCGATGCGCTCGACCTTGGTTATGCTCTTGCCGTTTACGTTCTGGACTAAAGCATCCTTGAGCCTTTCCGTCTTGCGTCTTAGCTTGAAGCAGCTCTTGTCGCGCGTCGTGCAGAAGATGATGCGGTAAACCATCCCCGCATCCTTTCCGTTGCACGTTGCACGCTTGGTGTGCATCTTCGCTTTCAGGCCGAGGCTTGCACACAGCTCCAAGACGTCGGTTGCCAGCGTCTTGCTCTTCTGCGTGAACTCGCATTGGCCGTTTTTCGCGCAAAACCCGTCTGTGTCCATCAACCCGCGAAGCAGCTCCCACCGCTGCTCGACAGAGGCGGTCAGGTAAACTTCTGGTATATGCTTGTTCCCCCAGACGCCTAGCTCTTTCAGCTTCGCGCCGAACGGGTTCGGATGGTACCTGCTCCCTGGTTCTCCTATGTTAAAAATCGGCGCCTTGCCCTCGTCGCTCGGGTATCTCCTTCGCGTCAGCAGATAGCCGCACGCTTCGAGCAATGGCACCATTTCGGCGATTTCGCTTTCGCCTATGACGATATTCGTCGCTTTGGACGTACCATCGCCTAGCCACGCACCGAGAAGATACGGATGTATCGGCAACTCGCGTTCCGGGTACTCGACGGCAGACGGCATCGGCACACGGTACTTGAACTCTTTCCGATTGTTGTCCTTGCGAACGAAGACATAATCGCCCGCCATCTGCTCGGTCGTTACCTCGAACCACTCGCCATCGTGAATCCTCGACTCAGCGCATCTTTTCCGATTACTGCGAGGCTTGTAGTCACGCAACTTCCTGCTTCGCTTCGTGCTTACCGTCCAGATGTGGTCTGCGCTCGCGTCAATCGTCGCGCCGTCCTCGAACGTCACGCGGTACATCGGCTTGTCGAATATCTCCGATTCGAGCAGGACGCGCGTCGGCTTGCCGTCTTTGCCGAAAACCGTATCGCCTTCGTGTATGTCGCGCATCTTGCGCCATCCGTCTGGCGTCGGTATGTCGGTATCGAGGCTGAGCGCCTTCCCGCACTGCCTGCCAACCAGCAGGATGATGGTGCGGAACCGCAGCCGCCACGTGCCGTCCGGCAAATCGATTATCTCGAATGCGTGTATCAGGAACCATTGCTGCCACGGGTGCGGCTCGATTCGCAACACCTCGCGCGAGAAGCCTATTATGTCGAATCCCAGCGTCGTGTCGGGAGTGAGCTCGCGGAGCGGAGGCGTGTAGATGCGCGGCTCGGTGCATCCGCGGACGTTACTCATTGACTGCACGCCTCTGCGCCCACTTGGAGTTTCCCACCATGCTCACGACCTGCGGCTTGACCACCTTCGGCTTTACCTTCTTGCCGACGATACCGAGCGCATCGCAGTATTTCAGGAAAACCCCGGGCGACACGTTGTCCAGCTTGCCGTTGACCATGGGCCAGTCGGGGTCGTCCATCATCTCCGCGAGCTTGCGGGCCGCCTCGATGGCCGGCCCCTGCTCGACGGCGTCGAGCCGCCCGTCTGAGACGAGGCTGGCAACTGCTTCGTTAAAAGACTCGAGCACGCTCATGCGCGCGACCCCCTTTCGTCTCGGAGGGATAAAAGATGGCGCGGCGGTTGAAACTCGGCCGCGAGGTCGGCGCTCGAAATTTCGACACCCCCACCCCCGCCGCGGACGGTCACCGTCCCCTCGACCAGTCGCGCGTCCGGTTGCCCATCTCGTCGACGCCCGCGCGCTTGCCGCGTGCGCGGTTGCACTTGCGGTGGGCGGCGCCGACGTTCTCCGGCAGCAACGCGAGCTCGGGATGGCGGTCCACGTCGCGCAGGTGGTCGGGCTCGTAGCTGTCGGGCGTCGAGCTGGGCCTGGCCGCGTAGTCTATAGGTTGATGGCAGGTCAAATCCAGCACGGCGCGTTACGAGCTTTGTCTCGTTTGAAGCACTCTACTCTAAGCCTTTGCCATTGAGGCGTTGACCTCGGGTCTCGTGCTCCATTAGATAACCGCGCCATGCTGCGTCCTGTCCCGCCTCTTGTTACACTGCTGCGCCTCTATAGATACCCACCTACAGTTACCAGGGGAGTAGTCTCCGTAGGGGTCTATCCTGTCTATGGTGCATTCACCTCTGGGCGCGTTCGGGTCATACCCATTCGCCATAGCCCAATCCCTAAAAGCCTGGAAGTCGTTGCGCCATTCGTCGCACACCCGGACGCCTTTAGCGCCGTAAAACTTGTATACGTTGTTGTTCTCGTTATAGCATCGCGCCTTCATGCCATGGAAGACTCTGTAGAGCCTTTCGTCTTCCTTGCCATGCGGCTTCGCGTTATGTCCGCAGGTAGTCGTAGCACCGCGTCTCAAATGGCCTAGTCTTACAATTCTCTCATTACCGCAATCGCATTTCATGAGCCAAAGCGATTCCCTGTCAGATGTTTCGCCGACTCGGCGTATGGCTACTAAGCTACCGAAGCGCATGCCTGTTATGTCGCTAGGCTTGCAGCCTCCGATGCCGCCGAGCAGCTTTCCGTTTCTCAGGCATCCGCAAGAGCCTGTGTTGCCAGACGTGAGAGATTGCCCTACTACGTCAACTTCATTGCCGCAATCGCATGCGCAATGCCAGATAACTGACCGATACGCTGTTCTCTGCCCTGTGTCGTATTGCACGACAAGTTTCCCGAATCGTTTCCCAGTCAGGTCGTTGACTTTGCCCATTTCCGCACCTTCGATTCTCCGCACCAGAAAACGACGAAGCCAGCCACGGGTGCGGTCGTGACTGGCTTCTCTTGTCTATGATAACGGGAGCTACCCGTAATCACCTATTCGATTGTCGGACAGCCTAGCCACGGACGCCCACCGTCTGCCGCATGGCCTGCTCCCACCCCCGGTAGCGGTCCACCCGGGCGATGGCCCCCTCCCTGGGTGGCCTGTGCGGCACCTGGACGCCGAGCGCCCGCAGCATCGCGCGGGACATGGACGTGTCGTAGCGCAGCGCGATGCGCGCGAGCTCGTCGCGGGTCATGGTGCCTCCGTGCAAATGGAAAGCCGCCCGACCCTTTGCGAGCCGGACGGCCGTCGTTCGTTCGTTGTTCGCTATCGGTTTCAGCCGAGCGGCTTCAAGCCGAACTCGGCCCTCCGCTCGTTCAGCATCCTCTTCATGCCCTTGCCGAACGTCCCGTGCCTCTTCGCGACGGTGTCGGCTGGCACGTGCCTGATTGTCCATCCGTCGCCGAGCATGTGCATGAGCGCGTTGTCGCGGATGAACTGCCTGTCGGCGTCCCTGTGGTACAGGCTGCCGTCGATCTCGACGACCGTCTTCTCGTCGGGCAGGCAGAAGTCGACGGTGAAGTCTCCGACCGCCTGGTGCGTTATGACGCGCGCGCCCGTATGCAGCAGCTCGATGCAGGCCATGACCTCTGGCACGCTGTCGAACTGTCCGATTGCCTTGCGCGCCTTCTCTATGTCGCCGATGTAACTGTCGTCGAACTTGGCCGCGCCGCTCTCGAACCTGCGGTAGTGCCTGTGGTCCACGCCTTGGCTGGCCGCGAAGAACTCCTCGACCTCGCGGCGCGTCGCGTCCCGTCTCGCCTTGGTCTCGCGCGCTATGTCCTTCTTGCACATCTTGCACTTGTACGAGCGCTTCGTGCTCACGCTGTGCGTGCTGACGGGCTTTCCGCAGACGTCGCATGGGACGGTGTAGTACGTGCCGTACTCGCCCCTGATTCTCTTGATGCCGAGCTCGGCAAGCTCTTCGTCTGACAGATGTGAGATTCCGGCCATGAAGATTACCTTTTCTTCCAGATACCAATTCTAGCATAACGTGCGGTGATGCGCACGCTATGTCTTGTTGTCGACCGCTGCTCCATCGGGGCAATTGCCCTTTTGACACGTTGTGCCGCTGGAAGATTTCCGCGAGATTTGAAAATTTCCTAGATCGCCTCGGGGAACTCGTCGTACTCGTGCGGCACGAACGGGAACAGCTCGACGAGCGCGTTGTCGTGCATCTCCTTGCGGATGTAGTCCTCGGAGTAGTGCACGCCCGGCAGCGCGTTGAGCGCGTCGGCCACGTCGGCCCACGTCTTGCCCTGGAGGTAGCGGTACGTGAGCACTGCCCGCCACGGCTGGCGGACGTGCGCGAGTGCGGCGTGGGCGTCGGCCTGCGCCTGCAGGTTGCGGTCAAGCTCCTCCTGGAACTCGGCGCGCAGGCTGTCCGCCCGCTCGATGCGGCGAAGCAGCCCCTCGTCGTCGGCGTCGCCGCCCACGCGCTCGCGGTCGTAGCGGATGGCGCCGAGCCCGTCGAGCGAGGCGTCCACCTCGGCCAGCTCCGAGCGGATCATCGCGACTGTGTGCACGGTGGAGCGCACGCGCTGCAGGTAGCGCTTCGACCACATGCGCATGTAGTCCACGTACTCGTCGGTGAGGATGGTCTCGAGTTCTTCGGTCATATGACTCCTTACGTCCGTCGTTCGCGCTCGTAGTAGCGCGCATGCTAGCCTTTCTCAATACAACGTCGTTGGTTTCTCCGCTGAACGCTCATATTTGCCCATCTACAATTAGATGGCTCGTAGTCTCCATTAACATCGATTCGGTCGATGGTACATTTCCCTTGCGGAGCTTCGCCATCGTATCCGTTTTCGATTGCCCACTCTTTGAATCTCGGATAATCGTGAACCCATTCGTCGCATACCCGTATCCCGCGCCCGCCGTAATTGCTGTAGTTATGCACGTTTTCGTTGTAGCACCTCGACTTCATCCCAAGCCAAACGGAATAGAGCCGTGTCCCCTGGTCTCCGTGAATCTTGTTCTTGCCGCCCGCCTCTCTCGCCCTTTCACGTTGCAGGCATCCGCAGCTCTTGGTAGCTCCACCCCTAAGGTTGTGGCCTGTCACTACGACCTCGTTTCCGCAATCGCAACGACATACCCATTCTGTAAGACGTTTTCTCTTCGGAGCTTCTCGCAGAACCAGCAAGCGGCCGATTCTCTTTCCAGCCATGTCGATTGTCTTACCCATAGATACCTCCTGACACGGTGGACCAGCAACCACCATATTTGCCTGTTTAACTGGTGTTTTATAGATTCACTATACAGGAGGAATCATCTATTCAGGCACGCGTCGCACGTGCGCTGGTGAGGGTAGCGCGGCGCGAACTCTTCGCCGCACCGCTTGCAGAAGCGCGGGTGGCAGCGCGCGCGATAGACCGCCTTCTTGAGCCTCGCGAGGTTCATGCACGCCTCAAGGCTATCGCGGTCGTGGTACGCCCATCCCTCGTGGGAGATGACCGCCCACAGGCTACGCGGCACCGCCACGAGGTTCGACGGGTCGAAGTTAGACTTATCGCGGTCCGCGAAGACCACGTTGCAGCCTCTAGGTATAGACCCATACGCCTGCTCGTAGGCAAGACGGTGCTTGAGGCGGAAGTTGCTGTTCGGGTGTTCCTGCAACCCCTCGGACACCTTGACCTCTACATAGCCGTCCTCGTTCACGCGCTCGCTTCCCACGGGCTGCTTCCTGGCGAGCGCCGCGCCGCGCACCTCGCCCTTGCGGAACCGCGTGGCCTTGCCCGCCTCGAGGAACGCGCGCCTGTGCCCCTCGTCGCGGAAGCCACCCGCGCTGCCCTTCTCGAACTGCCCGCCATGCGTCCCCGACTTGACGCCGAACTTGGTCTTGGCGTTGCCGATCTGTCCTTCGGTGAGCGGGAAGCCGTAGAGCCGCTCGTGCTCGGCGCTTATCTCGCTTTCGCTGTGCCCTGGCACGAACGAGCGGAACCACGCCACCTTCTCGTCCGTCCACATCTTCGGCGGGTTGCGCCGATAGCCTTCCGCCTTGCGAATTCCCAGCCGCTTCGCGCGCGTGAGCAGCGCCTTGTACGTGCGCGGCGAGTCTGGGAACATCCCGTCGTGCTCGGCAATCAGCTCGGCGGGGTGTAGCGTCGGGTAATGCACGGCGAGCCAGGATTCCTCGGCTGGCGTGTAGGTGCGGGTCATCGTTCCTCCTTTCTCTTAGGGTAGCTCGGATAGCCCTTGCGCTCGTCCCTGTAGCACGCCTTGCAGATGGACTTCGCGCCCAGGCTTGCGTGCGAGTCGGTCACGAGCTTGTCGAGCGGCATCTTTCGCCCGCACACGCGGCAGGTCTTGCGCGTCATGCCAGCCTCCTCGCGTTCACCTTCAGCATCTCCTTGTCCACCTTCGCGTAGATCAGCGTGGTGTCCATGTTCGCGTGGCCGAGCAGCTGCTGGATTTCCTCGAGCTTCATGCCGCGCCGCAGGTTGTTCGTGGCCATGGTGCGCCTGAACCTGTGCGGGTGCACATTGGCGACTCCCGCCCTGCGGCCCATGTCGCGTGCCATCTTCTCGACCGCCGTCTTCCCGAGCCGCGCGTGCGGGGCGTTCTTCGACACGAACAGCGCGGGGCATTCGTCGTCGCGGCTCTCCACGTAACGTTGCACGTGCAGCTTCGCCTCGGCGCTGAAGTAGCACGTCCGGCGCTTGTTGCCCTTGCCGAGCACCTCGCACTCGCGGCCCTGCATGTCCATGTCCGCCACGTCGAGGCCGCACAGCTCGCTCACGCGCATGCCGCTCGACAGCAGAAGCTCGAAGACGGCGCGCTCGCGCTCGTCGCGGCACGCCTCGCGCAGCTTGGCCACCTCCTCGTCGGAGAATGGCTTCTTGTCGGCCTTCTCCTCCTTGAGCGCCCTCGTGCGCTTCACGGGCGACTTGCGGATTACGTCCTCGTTCTCGAGCCACTGGAAGAACGTGGACAGGATGCGCCGCTCGTTGTTGACCGTGGTCGGCGTGCAGTTGCGCTCCGTCATCGCCCACGCCAGGCAGCGCCTGATGTCGTTCGCGTCCACGAAGCGCAGCGGCTTGCCCATGTAGTCCACGCACTTGCGGATGGTGGTCTCGTAGTACTTCAGCGTCCTGGCGCTCAGGTTCTCGACGCGC